TGGGGGCTTAAGTACCAATCTAGCATCAGCGTTAGCTGTTTCAGTGGCGGCGGATCGAGAGGGGGCGGGGGAATCACCGCCATACTGGGCGCTTCTTCAGGTACTTCAGCTGCGCTGTTATCGCCTGCGGGCCACAGCCCTTCAGGAAGCGCTACATCGCTTTCTAAAGAAAGAGGGGCGTCGAGGTTTCCTGAATCACGCTCTTCGTTTGCGTAAGTTGCTGAAAATGAAAATAATAAAAAAAAGAACAGTGACAGTGCTAGAAATGAACGTTCACGCCAAAAAGCGTTCAACATAACCTCAACTCCCGATGGTAGGACGGCGGAGTTTAGCTGTCAGGCAAAGCATCTGGCTAGTCCCTTGCATAAACCTAGCGAACACGCTCAGTAAATTCAGCAACGATATGCAATAATAGAACGGCATTAATGTAGAGATGGAGAGACATGGACGCAATTTATACGTTCTTCCTAGTGGGTGGTTCCCTAATGGCGCTCAGCATCCTCGCGAGTCGTCTCTCTTCCATGGTGGGCGTACCGATACTGCTGATTTTCTTGGGCCTCGGGATGTTGGCCGGAGAGGAAGGCCTGCTAGGCGTCGAGTTCGATGACTATTCCATGGCCTTTACGATCGGCCATCTAGCGCTCGCCATGATTCTGCTCGATGGTGGGTTGCGCACGCGTCTCAAAACATTCCGAGTCGGGTTTCGTCCTGCGCTCTCTCTGGCGACGTTCGGTGTCTTCATTACCAGCGCCATCGTCGGCGTCATTGCCATGTGGGTATTTGATCTCTCCTTGGTGCAAGGGCTGCTGGTAGGTGCCATCGTCGGGTCTACCGATGCTGCGGCGGTCTTCTCCATGTTAAGCGGACGGGGAGTGAACCTTAACGAACGGGTAGGGGCGACGCTGGAAATCGAATCGGGTACCAACGACCCGATGGCGATCTTTCTAACACTGATGCTGGTAGAGCTGCTGGTCGGTGACATCGGCGCTGTCAGCGAAACGTTGCTGTTCTTCGTTTCTCAGTTTGGTATTGGGTTGGCCGTCGGCATTGGGGGCGGATGGCTTAGCGCTAAACTGCTCCGCTGGCTGGACTTGGCACCTGGTCTTTATGCCATGCTGGCGCTGGCACTTGGCTTTAGCGTGTTCGGGTTGACCAGCGTGCTGGGAGGCAGCGGCTTTTTAGCGATTTATCTAGCGGGCCTGATGATTGGTAATCAGCCAGGCCGCCACCTCAATTTCATCCTGCCCGTACACGATGGTTTGGCCTGGTTGAGCCAAATTGGCTTGTTCTTGGTGCTGGGATTGCTGGTGACGCCCAGCGAGCTTTGGGACGTGGCCCTGCCCGCTGGCTTCGTTGCGTTGGCGTTGATCTTCGTTGCTCGCCCGCTGGCCGTCTTGATTAGCATTAAACCCTTTTTCAAATTCCGTTGGCGCGAAACCCTCTTCATTGCCTGGGTCGGCCTGCGCGGAGCCGTTCCGATCGTGCTCGCCATTTTTCCAGTGATTGGCGGAGTCGAAAACGCGTCGCTCTACTTTAATGTCGCCTTTGCGGTGGTGCTGATGTCGCTGCTGATTCAAGGCGGCTCTCTCACCCTCATGGCCCGCTGGCTGAAAGTAGAAGTACCCGCGGGTACCATGCCCAACCGTCGCGGTCCACTGGGCATCCTGCCGGAAAACGATTTTGAAATGTTCGTCTACACGGTAGAAAACCAGGACTTGGACGATGTGCCTATCCGGCTGCTGCGGTTTCCCTCCGGCGCCTTGATCTCGGCGTTGTTCCGCAACCATGTCATGCTCCACCCCAAAGGCAGCACCCGACTGAAACTGGGGGATGTGGTCTGCGTGATTGGTCGCAGTGAAGACCTGGTGGCCCTGAATCGCTTGTTCAATGGCGATGCCAAGCTCAAGCAAGAGCGCGCCTTCTTTGGCACCTTTACTTTGGACGGCAACGCCCAAATGCAAGACATCGCTCAAGCCTACGGCTTGACTCTGAGCCCCGGCGAGCAGGAGATGACCCTGGCCGAGTTCGTCTCTCTGCGGGTAGGCGGCCACCCAGTGGTGGGGGACGACGTGGACTGGCACGGCATTCACTGGGTCGTCAGTGAAATGGAAGGCGGCGACATTACCCGGGTAGGCTTAAGGCTCTACTAATTTATTCAAAAGGCGTTGACTTACAAGGAGAAGCTGTTAGTATACGCACCCATAAGCCGGAGGGATGGCAGAGCGGTTGAATGCACCGGTCTTGAAAACCGGCATAGGTTAATAGCCTATCCAGGGTTCGAATCCCTGTCCCTCCGCCACTTATCTCGAAAAGTCCCTGATTCGTCAGGGACTTTTTTCGTTTCTAGGCCCTTCGTTTCCTTCCCAGCAAGCCTTCTATTAAATGCACCGGTCTTTCAGTGTGTCCAGATTGTGTCTGGGATTCCTGAACCACTTCTGCCGGGGTGCTGCCTGTTGTACGTTTGCCTAGTTGGTTTACTGCATCGCGTGCGCGGTGCGGTGCTAGGTGCGCATACTTCTCGGTCATCTTCACGGTGGAGTGTCCGAGCACTTCTTTTACGTCCATCAGCGGGACGCCTTCGCTGATCATCCAGCTGGCGCATGTGTGCCTCAGATCGTGGATGCGGAAGTTCTTGATGCGGGCAGCGGTGCATGCACTTTTGAACCCTTGCCGGATGCATCCCAGGCGTTCGCCGTTAGCTTTGGCAAATACCCATTCACTGTAAGGGCAGTTCTGCGATACCCATACCCAGCGCCTTTTTAACGCTGCCAGCGCTGCATCGTTCAGCGGTACCGAGCGGCGCTTGGCGCTTTTCGTGTCTTCACCTTCCAGGTGGAGTAGGGCATTATGGAAATCGACGCGACTCCAGTTCATTTTCAGCAGCTCGTTCATTCGTGCGCCGGTGTTAAGGGCCAATAGAATGAAGTCTGCTAGCCGCTCCCCGCTTCGCTGCGTTTTGGCTGCTGCGACTAACCGATCTGCTTCATTGTGAGTGATCCACCGCACGCGTCCCTCTGGTTCCTTGAGCTTCCTGCCGCGAACAGGATTGCTCATGGGCCACTCTAATTGCTCAATGGCGTGGTTGATCATCGCGCTGAGAATCGATAGCTCCCGGTTGATGGTCGCTGGCTTTACGCCATCGGCTTGCCGAGCAGAGATAAACTCCCGCACGTCCTTTCCTGCCATTTCTTCCATTACTATGTCCGGCCCGAAGTGGTCATACAATCGGCCTACCCGCCGCTGTATGTCCCCAAAGGTGCGCTTTTCCTTACTGGCCATTAGAAACTCTGTAGCCACTTCAGCGAATGAATGCTGGGGCTTAGTGCCCCAGGCATTCTGCTGATAAAGCTCTGAGCGCCACTTGGCTTCTAGCGCTTTGGCTTCGCGATAGTCTACCGTCCCAGTAGAGCGTCTAATCGCCGTACCGCCTCCCGGCGGGGTGATTTTGGTCCACCAGTACGGTGAACCCTTACGTTTGTGGGGCATGGTGTTTCTCCTGTCACCACGCCGGGCGCATAATTAGTTTGCTGCCCAGCGCAGTCGGCGTCCAGTTTTTGCCGCAACCGCTCTGCGTGAATCATTCGGCGCTTACCCAGCATCACTACAGGCAGGGTGCCGTCATCCATCCAGCGGTACACGGTGGCCACCGACACGCTCAGCGCTTTGGATGCCTCTTTAGGTGTGTAGGTAAGCACCGACATATCAATCTCCTGTATACCGCTGGCCACCGGGGCCGTGGCCCTGCTCTGCGCGCCATTTCTGTTCCTGCCGAGCCGTGCTGTCACTGATCGCCTGCTGTCGCTGCTGCTCGAGGAGCGCTTGTACGGCCGGGTTATTGGCGATCTGGCGCAGTTGGTGTAGCTCTGCCTGCTGGCGCTCAATAATGCCGGTGGCCACCGTGGCGAGTTCCCATAGATCGGTAGCGGCTTCGCCGTCTACCCGCACCTTGCCCAGCCCGTAACAGTGCCCACAGGGGCGGTCTTTGTTGCCCTTGATGTGGTCGTGACCGCTGCCCAGGCACACGGGGCAGTCATCGGGGTAGAGCGGGCGCCAATTGTTCAGCCAATCTTCCTGAGTGGTTGCGCTCTGAACACCCTTGTCGAGGTCTTCGTAAACGATCAGCCAATGCCCTTCCAGCAGAGGCCCGGTGCCCATGTGCTGCTGCAGCTCGGCAAACTTCCCACCGCTTTCGCGGTGGGTGTGGGTGGGTTGTTGGGTCATTGGGGGCCCTCGGCTTGCTGGCGCAGGTCATTCGCACGACTGAGTAGCCAGTGCTTCATTTTATGCATTGCTGGAACAGTGTCCGCAGCGGCCTCCTCTAACGCTTCCGCCTGCTTGAACGCATCGCGGCGGGCTAGGCTGGCGGCAGACTTACTTGCGAACAAGTTTTCCAGTGCCTGCCATAATTGCCCTGCGTCATCGTTGCCATCAGCCATGCTGTAACCGAGTTCTGTCCAAGAGCTCGTTAAACTCTCCAAATGCGCCGCCAGAGCATCGCGCTCCGCTTGCACCTTCTCCAGCTCAGCCGTCAACCGCGCATTAGCCTCACGCTCGCTTTCCAGCGCTGCCGGGCTGCTCTCAGCGCTTAGCCGCTTGGCTTGTTCCAGATTGGAACCTGCCACTTTTTTGGCGGCGTCCATGCCTTGTTTCGCAGCTTTAGCTTGCTTGGCAATGATGGCGTCGTGTACGTCTTTCCGTAGGTACTCGACGGCCTCGCTCGGGTCCATATCCAGGCCTGGGGCAGGATCGTCGCACCACAGGTAGCAGCGCTGGCCTTCGCTTGAGCCTGGCACTAGGTAGATGGTCTCAACCGCTAGGTGTTTAATGCCATTGGTGCTCATTGGCTTAACTCCATGGGCGCGACCAGCTCTTCCACGATCTCACCAGTTTCTACGTAGTAGTGGGGGCAGTCCGTGAGGTTGTTAATCAAGAATGCCTCTTGCTGGCGCGGCGTCATCTTGTTCAGGTGGCGCAGGAATTTAGCGCCAGGTGTGGTGAAGGTAGGCTCCACGCCACATAGCTTGGCGGCTGCGTAATTGTGGTGACCATCCACGAGAAAGCGGTACCGTTTGCCGCGCAGCGTGCACTCATGGACCCGCACCAAGAACACCTTGAACGTTTCGGCTTTGCGCTTAATGACAGCATCGTTTAAGTACCGCTGAGTGCTGATCAGCGGCGGCTTTTCAGGTGGCTGTAGCGCCTCGCTTAAATTGGCAAAGTGGCGTGATTGAATGCCGAGTTTCATTGCTCTCATACCTCCATGCCCTCCTGAATGACTACTCTTGCCTCGCACCAGCTTTCGATGAAGGCTTGCGCGGCTTCCGCGTTGATCGCGTTTCCGTAGGCGCACAGTCGCACCACTCGGGAGGCAGCCCCATGAGCCAGCGGGAATGTGCCGGGTTCAACTGGCCGCCACTTTCCATCCCGGCAGAACAGCCAGTCAGCATCTCGCCAGAAGCCGTTAGTCGGGCCGGTTGGTCGGGGTGCGGCTTGCAAGGCTCCAGCGCTCGACGAAACGAGCCCGAAAGCTGACCTTTCGACGCTGGGCTGTCTGGAACTGTCAACGGCGTTGGCCAACCGCTCAGCGCTACCATCTGCGTCAGCGGTATGCCCGTGTCGTGCGGCCTCGGGTCTAGCCCGCCTCGACTGTGATCGGTCGTTGTCGGAGTGGGCCAGCCCGCTAAGTGATACGCCACGTCCGCCAAGCCAATCTGTGGGTCTGTCGGTTTGCGATTGCCGATGATCGGCGGCTTGCTCTTGTGCTGAATTACTGTGCTGTTGGGTGTCGGCCACCCCGCTAACAATGCGTCGTGCGTCAGCGGCTTGCCGCGACTCTGGGCCTGGCGCTTTTCGTGGTACTCCGCAGTTGCCGACTCGCTTTTGAAATCCCGGGCCGCTGGCGTCGGCCACCCAGAACGCTCGGTCTCGGATATGCGGCGCACCGACGCCCGCAGACGGAAACGGGATACACCCGAAGGCGTAACCCAAGGCTTCCACGTCAGCCTGTACAAGGTCGATCCACGGCTCGACAGCTTTGCTCGCAACTTGCTCTCCAAAGACGACTGCAGGGCGGCGCTCTTGGATGAGCCAGTGGAAGTGAGGCCAAAGGTGCCGCTCGTCATCAAACCCGCCTCTTTTGCCTGCTGAGCTGAAAGGCTGGCACGGGCAACTGCCGGTCCATACAGGAAGGTCATCTGGCCATCCGGCTCGGCGAAGAGCGTAAGACCAGACGCCGACGCCTGCGAAGAAGTGGCATTGGTTGTATTTAGTGAGGTCATCAGGGGCAACATCCTCAATGGATCGTTCGTCTACATCGCCAGGTGCGATATGCCCAGCGCCGATCAGGTTGCGCAGCCACTGCGCGGCCGCCGGGTCGATCTCGTTGTAGTAGGCCGTCATACCTCCATGCCCTCCTGAATGGCTACCCTTGGCACTGGACGGTTAACAACGTCAAAGCACTCGATGTGTGGATCTGGCGCGTGGGCGTTGCAGATCTGCGTGGCGAACACTTGCACACCGTGGCGGCTGCATTGGCCGTAGGGTGTGCGCGTTGGCTTTGCCTGCAAGCTTGAGTGCCGCTGAAACGGGCAGTGCTTGTCTTCATCAAAGCCCTGGTGCTCGTAGCTCTGGCAGCTAATGCACGCTTTGGGCGAGTGCATGAAGGGCTCTACGTTGGGTTTTTGGTAGTTCACTGCGCACCCCCGACCATTTTGCTGACGCTGGCAATATGCTTAAACGGCTGCATAAGCGCGGCGCTGTTGGCTTCGATCAACCGCTGCTGGCGCTCCAGCTTTTCGCGGTATTCGGCGTGTTTGGCGCGGGCCACTTCTTCGCGGCTGACTAGCTCGACTAATTTTTTGCCGCGATAGCCGCGCTCGTAGCGACGGGATAGGCACGCGGGGGAGAGGCCGTAGCGGCGGCCTAGCTCGCTGAGCGTGACGCTTTCGCCGTTGGCGGGGTCGTTGACGTAAATGGCGCTCATGGCTGCACCTCGCCTTTATCCGCTGCTGGCTGGCGCTCAGTCTCGCCACCGAGCCATTCAAGAAGGCGCTCAACGTTCTGGCGCAGGCTGCCCGCCATCAAGATGAAGTCGGTTTCCAGGCGGGCTAGGGCGTCGTCGCCATCGTCGGTGGCGTCTGCCTCCTCGATAAGCGCATCACCGAAGCGCAGCGACTTCAGGGCTAGGTCGTCATGCAGGATGAAAGAGAGCTGGCCTTCGATGCTGAGCGCGAGCTGCGATGCTTGCCGGCCGCTTTCGAGCAGCTGCTGCATTTCGTCGCTGTCGAGATCCACTTGGCGGCCACGTACCACGCCATCGTCACCCTTGGCTTTCAGCACCACGTTGTCGCCTAGCTGCAGATCGGCAGGGCGTGAGGCGGTATCACCCAGCCAGGTGGTCATGGCGCGGATGGGTAGCGTTTGGCTGCTCAAGGGCGTGGCCTTCAAGCTGCCGAGGGTTTCGCGCAGTAGGTCCAGTACGTCTTCAGCGCGTGCCCGGCTGCTGGTGTTCACGCCGATCAGGTTGCGCTCAGTGTCCCACCAGAGGTCTATTTTTTGGCTACGCACGAAGGCGCGGGGCAGCAGTGCCTCGGTGACCTGCTCCTTGATTGCGGTTTTCTCTTTGCGCGTGACCTTGCGGCATTCGTTGGCTTCGATCTGGGCGACCTGCTCGCTGACCTCTTCATGCACCACGGAGGAGGGCAGCAGGCGCTCTTGGCGTAGGGCGCTGATGAGGCGGTGACCTTGGATCTCATGCAGCAGTTGACCGCCGCCCAGGCGACCCGCTGGCGCTGTCCAGCCAATGCGGCGGGCGTCGCTGTTGCCCAGGGGCTTGGCGGTGTAGCACGCCATTTGCTCTGCTAGCTGCTCGGCATTCACTGCAACGGCACTGTGCAGGCGGTAGAGGTGTAGGTTTTTGAACCACATGTTATTGGTCTCCCTGCTGTTTCTTTTCCGCACCTTTCGCTGGCGCTGGCTGTTTGAAAATTCGGTCAAAAGCGGCTTGGTCGAACATTGGCGGCCTCAGTGAACGGTGATATTGGGCTGAGTGATAAAGCCCGCTTCTCGGCAATCGTTGGTGCTCAAACAAGCGCAGCGCATGTCTGGCCTGCCGTGGTGCTTAATGAAGTCGCCAGCTTCGGTCAGGAAGTCGTGGCGGCTGGAGTAGGCGCAGAGCTTTTTGAGGCTCACCATCACGGCGTTGAAATACATGGCGTGAATTTCGGTGTCGCTGAGCTCTTTTTCCTTGGTGCCGAAGCCATCGCAGGCTTTACATTCACGATCACAGCAAGGGCAAATGCCTTCACCTTCACATTTTGTGCACTCTTCTTCTTGCTCTTCGATTGCTTCAAGCACAGCGGTTTTGTAATCGGATAGCGGGATCGGGGTGATCATGGGCACCTCAAAACTGAACAATCTGAACGGGTGGCTGGGCGTAGTCGGTTGAGCTGTAAAGGAATCCTTGACGGTTCACTGCTGGCGCTGCTGGTCGCATACCAGGGCAGCTCTCTTCGGCTATACCCTTGTAATCGGGTTGGCCGGTGCGCTCGCTGAGCGGCACGCCGCGGGCTTCCTCTGCTGCCCAGATGGCGGCATCGGTGCAGTAGGCGGTCAGCCATTCGGCCTCTTCCTGCGCTTCGCTTTCCGATAGCTGACCCATGACGAGCAGCGCGACGAACAGAAACGCGGCGCAGAGTAATTTGGTGGTTTGTTTGCTCATGCGGCTTGCTCCTCAGTGGCGGTAAGCGGGTGGGGGTTGAGGTTGATGCGGCCTTCTACGTGTGCGCCCCAAAGCACATCGCGCAGGCTGTTACGGGCGGCTTGCTGAGTGGGTAACGGACTAGCCATGTCGACCACTACGCGGGTGCCACGCTTGCCGATGAAGGCAGGTAAGAAACCGCCTTCTACGGGTACCGCTTCGATGACGGTGGTATGAAGCGTGTAGCCGTCTTGCATGGCCAGCAGTTGCCAATGCTTCACGATGAAACGGCAGGGGGTGTGTAGATCGCTCATTGGGCACCGCCTTGCACGCAGGCATCGTTGACGACTGACATCACGGCGCGGATCTCGCTCACGGTGATGGGGTAGCCGCTCTTTTCGGCGCGTTTGACGCATCCCGCTAAGCTATCCATCACTGTCTTGAGCCAAATGGTGTCGTCGTTGGTGAGGCTGCACGACTGCTCGAATTCCAGCGTGTCGCGGGCTTTATCAAGCAGGGCGGCGTAGAGATTCAGTGCGTACGGTTCAATCTGGATGCCTTTGGTGCTGGCTTCTTCAGCTTCTTCACGCATGGCGCGTGCGGTGCCCTTGATGCGCAGTAGCGCTTGTTGGGTATCGAAGTTCATGCGTACACACTCCCTACGTCACGGCGGGCCACGGTGCGGCTGGCGCTGACCTGCTGGCGGGTGCGAGCCGGTGGGCGGTGGCGCAGGGCGTCGGCATCGCCGTTGATGCAGCTGATCATGAGCGCGACCAGTAGCGGGGCAATCCAGCCACGCTTCATGGCTTCAGCGACGGCGCCAGCGGCTTTGTAAACGCTCAGCTTGTGGTAGGCCTTCTTGAGGCTGCCGTGAACGGTTTCCGGTGAGCGCCCTGTGGCCTTGGCAATCTCTTTATAGGTGTTGCCCGCCGCCAGCAGCATGAGGTCAACCGCTTGGGTGCGGGTGAGGCCTAAGCTGCCGCGCTCTGGGTTGATGGTCGCTTGCCAGTTGCCTTGTGTGATTTGCATTGTTGGTTCCCCTTGCGTGTTCCGTTGAACATATTTAAGTACCTTAAAGGTACATAGTCAAGGAGGTTTGTTCTTATTTGGTACATTTCAGGCGAAAAAAAACCGCCTCGATGGGCGGGATAAGGAATAGTATTCATTACTCAATGAAGCATGGATGGCGGCTCATTTACTTCACAAAGCAAGCGGTAGCCGCTCCATTCAGAAGGCACGCATTTCGCTAGGTACGCAACCTGAGGGGCGAGCGTAATCTGCAGCTGTAGTTCATTATCCTCAGTTAGGTGCGTCCGTATGCTATACGATCCAGGGGGTGGAGATAGGTACTCCACCAGCCTCGCTAAAGCTCTGTCTAAAGTCTCATTGCACATTGTGGCCACTGACCAGGGTTACACCTAGTTTTTGAAGTATAGGCCTTAAGGGTAGCATAAGTGTACGCTTTCCTCCTGGTGCCGTGCTATCGCCTCCGCCAGCAAAGAGGAGGCCTACGGCATGCCTATTGCCTTCTTGGTCTGTGGTCACGATGAGCGAGCCTGAATCCCCACCATCTGAAAAAAGATCGTTTAGGCCATGAATAGTGAACAGATGTGCGAACCATATCGAAGCGGAAAATCCATAGTTACTTGCTGTGCTATGCACGTTTAGTGGCGTTAGCTCTCGGCCCACTATTCTGCCTTTTGTATGTCCTGTGGTTCTACCCACCTTTTCAACAAGCATTCCTTCGATTGGGTCAGTTACCTGGCTGGGAGTATCATAAAAACTACCCTGCATTGAGGTGACCATATTTGGGTCTTTTATAGAGAAGATTGCGGCGTCTGAGTTTTCGAAAACATCAATATTACCTACCGTTCCAGCGCGCATTTCTAGCACCTTGGCATGATGACCAAGGGTAAATGGGTCAATCCCATAAGGTGTTACGTCCACAACGCCTGGTGCCATGATAGGAAGCTGATGAGGGGAATGGCTACAAGCGCCTGTAACGTGGTTGTTCGAGAGCCCGTGTAGCTTGCCGTTGGCATCCATTACAAGTGACCCAAGAGTGCCTGCAGAAAATGAATTACCTGGAGAAATAGATGAGCCGCAAGCATAAAGCAATGCGCCACTGGTAGTTAATTTTGTATGGTATGGGGTTCCTTGGGAGTTTGCCGCCTGGCTTCCAATATCCTCAATACTTCCTTGCGGATAGAGTATAGAGCACTGCATATGAGATAGCGGAAGAACTTTGAGCTGCGCTTTGGTCACTTTCCTCTTTGTATAGATATATACAATTCTTTCTTGTTCGTTATAACTAATAGAGACAAGGCCTTTCGATCGCAGAATGGATTCAGCTTCAGCCCCTATAAGAGCGGCTTTAATCCCTCCCGTAACCTTTTTCTCTGCTTGATTTGGTAGTGGCTGAAGAAGGTTTTTATCTAGAGCCCATTTACGCAAAGAGCTGGCTGCTTCTGCAGGTGAATTTTCATACTGTACCTGCTGATTCTCATTGTATTCTTCCATGTCGCACCCAAAATTATGTTGTCATCGAATCTGCATGAGAATGCTCGTTTTCTGCGTAAACGCCCGAGCACATGTTCCCTTTAATACACGCGCTCAAACGTTTTCAGCGCACCTCAAGCCTTAAACGTATCTCCACAGTAACGCAAAAGATTCTGCCTCCTCGCGCTACATGCTCAAGCTAAGCAAGCCCAGCCCCCTACCTAGGCGTCCTCAGCAACCCATATAAGCTATGGCATGTGCCTGAAAGGCTAAACAATTCCTCCTGCGCAGTGAATGCTCTCAATCTCACCTTCCATAAGTAAGGCTAAGCTTATATTTATGTTTGAAAGCTAATTTCCTGTTAAAGCTTAGTTTTTGCCTCTACCGCTACGCCTAGTATCCGGCAGTTTCCATTGATTGGTATTAGTGGGTAAGCGGGGTTGAGCGGTTTTAGGTATTTTTGCCCGCTTTCTACGATGTACTTTTTGAATGTGGCTTCGTTGCTCTCATCCAGCTGCGCTACTACCAGCTTGCCTGGAGTGGCCTCGATACCGGTGTCAACCAATACCAGTGTGCCTTCTGGGATGCTTGGCCTTACGCCTGCTGGCGCGGTCATCGAATCGCCAGACACTTCTAGCCAGAAAGCCGGCCCTTTGGCGTCATAATCAGTGCTTTCGTGCCGATCTTCCATGCCGCTTGGGTACGGGACGATGCACTCTGCGAACTTGCCTGCCTGAACGCTGGATATAACCGGGTAGCGGTTGTAACGGATTGGCTGGGGAGCGGGCAGCGTATTGGTATCGTAACCAGCCACCTCTTGTCTGTTGCCGCTCTGGTGATCCTGATCGAGCCAACCTGTGGGCTTTCCAAAGCAAGACTCTATGTGGCGCGCCAATCTGCTGCCTATGTTCTTGGTGGGGTTTGATCCCATCACACGGCTCATTTGCGTTGGCTCACGATCAACTTTTACAGCAAACGGCGTGGTGCCGCCTGCCTGTTTAGCAAGATCTCGAGCGTTTTCTAGGCGAATCTGGGCAATTTCTTTCATATCCATATTGAACGCCATTTGTACTCTATGGGTACAGTGCCTTTACGGTACAAATAAAGCGGGCTACTATGTACCAAATTGGTACTCAAGAGGGCACAGTCATGGGCCAAAGCTCGCATCGTGAGTTCTGGAAATCTCTATCGGTTGTACAGCGCGAATCCATCGCCACCAAAGCGGGCACGTCAGCTGAGTATCTGCGCCAGGTGCTGGTTTACGACCGTCAGCCTAGCGCCGATATGGCGAAGCGCTTGGAAGAGGCCACAGGGGGCGCTCTCACTCGTCGCACGCTTCGGCCTGACCTGTTCGCTGATATGCAGGTAGCGCCGCAATGATTCCAGTATATGCAGCCACGCATAACAGCACAGCCCTTAGCGCTGGTCTGTTTGTGCGTACAGTGTTTGGGGGTGGCGTATGAGCGATGAACGCGCCTTCCGTGGTGTCTGGATACCTGCCGAGATCTGGTTGAACCGTGAGCTGTCACTGCAAGAGAAAGTGATGCTGATCGAGATCGACAGCCTGCAGCACCCGCAAAAGGGCTGTTTCAAGTCGAACAAGAAGCTGGCTGAGTTCTTTGGCCTGTCGCCTAACCGTGTTTCTGAGGTGATCAGTTCCCTGAAGAAAAAGGGCTGGGTGACGGTTAAGCAGGTGCGTGAAGGCAAGCAAATTGTTGAGCGCCGAATCTTCATGAAGCGACCGCTTGAGACGGCTAGTGCAGGTACTCGGAAAACCGACCAGGGGTATTCGGAAAACGGTGAGAACCCTATTCGGAATCCCGAAGAGGGGTATTCGGAAAACGGTGAGAACCCTACTCGAAATGTCGAAGAGGGGTATTCGGAAAACCGTGAAGAGAGGGGTTCAGGTTTAGGGGTTCAGTTAGAGGGGTCCAGTAAGAGTTCTTTCGCACCGGGGGCAAGCCCCGCTGCGTCTGAGGGGGATTACCTGGGCGCTGACGAAGCGGAAACCCCGAAAGCCGAGTCCGCTGAATCTGCCGATGATCTGCTGAAACGCATTCCTGCCGATATGCCCGGCACTCGCGACCCGAACGCCAAGACATTCAAGGCCTGGGCGAATTACGCCTGTGCTTACCGAGCGCGTTATCGCACTTGGCCTGTGTGGAACCAGAAGACGGCGGGGCAGATGTCGCAACTGGTCGACCGCGTAGGGGCCACGCTGGCGCCCAAGGTGGCGGCGTTCTACCTCCAGATGAACCACCAGTTTTACCTCAGCAAGGTGCACCCCGTTTCGCTGCTGCTGGCTGACTGTGAAGCGATTGCCACTCAGTGCACCACCGGCGTTCAGGTCACCCAGGCCCAAGCGCGCCAAGTCGATAGCACTCAATCCAACCTCAGCAACCTTGAGCAGGCCAAGGCCTTGCTTCGGGAACGCCGTGCTCAACAGGAGGGTTCCTCATGTCACTAACCGACGCACAGCACGAGGAAGTGCTGAAACTCGTTTACGCCACGGCAGAAGTGCTTGGGCAGGAAATGCGAGCCTCTGCGGGGGTGCTGATTGCCGAAGACCTGAGCGTGTATCCGTTTGGCGAGATCCGCAGCGCGCTGGCCCGCTGCCGTGCCGAGCTACACGGCAAGCTGACGCTAGCCGCCATCGTTGAGCGCATCCCAAGCGCGAACGCTCATTTGAGCGGTAACGAAGCGTGGGCGCTGGCGCTGCACAGCACCGACGAGCAAGAAACCGTGGTGTGGACACCAGAGATTGCGCGGGCCTTCGCTGCCGCTAAGCCGGTGATGAGCGGTGATCGTCCGGACAAGATAGGCGCCCGCATGGCGTTCCTCGCTGCCTATGAGCGTGAGCGGGCCACCGCCAAGGCAGAGGCTCGCCCGCCTGAGTGGACCGTATCGCTCGGCCATGACCCGCAGCGCCGAGAGATCGCTCTTACTGCTGCTGTGAGTGCCGGGAAGCTGCCCGCGCCCAAAGTGGCCCATTTGCTGCCACCGCCTGATCAGCCAGTGACCGAGGAGGGCAGGCGCCAGCGCAAGAAAGTGGTAAGCCAGCTGCGAGATCTGATCAATCAGCCGGGAAGCCAGAAGGCGCAAGAGCGCCGCGAAGCCCACGAGCGGGAAGAAGCCCGCCGCCGTGAATTGTTAGAACAAGCTGGCGCGCCGCTGGCTGCAATGGGGAGCCGTTAACCATGAATACCGCATTTCAACCCAGCGGCAATGAAGTGAAGCACGCCGCGTTTCAAGAGCACCGCCGTTCTGGCCGCATGAAGAGCTCACAAGGCGCGGTGATTGCTGCCCTGGTCAGCGGTGGCATTGCGATGACGCGTAACGAACTGGCAACCGCTACCGGGCTACCCCTTTCGAGCGTGTGCGGCCGCTGCCGTGAGCTGCTCGATCTGGGCAACATCGAAGTGGTGGGCATGACGGCAGACAAGCTTGCTCGGCAAAAGCTGCAGCTGACAGAGAAGGGCTGGGTGCTGGCGCTGGCGTTGGCGGTGGCTGAGGGGGTGGCGTCGTGAAGGTAAAAAAGGATTACGTCATCGTGATTGATCAAGTTATCGGGGAGGCGTGGTTTAGCGGTGTTAGTGATGAGGCGTGGGATGACAACCCGCATGTTCCCACCACTAAAGACCCAGAGCTTGCTGCTCGCTGGCTGAGCTTTGCCGCTGCTAACAAAGAGCTAAAAGCACTTGTTAGCGAGTATCCATCTACTCGGTTCCGCCTTGATGTTCTCGAACCAATGAGCGAGGGCCCAGACAATGCCAACCCTTAAACCCATCGATCACCAAAACATCGTGCTACGCCTGCTGGCGCGTTCAGCTTCCTGTGATGCCCAGCACCTCACTGCCCTGGCACATGCCCACAAGCTGCCAGTGTCGCTGCACCAGGTGCGCGTGGCGTGTGACGAGCTATTCGAGCAGCAGTTTGTTGCCCGCACGATCACGGGTTACCGCCTGACCACTCATGGCGAATGCGAGCTACCCGCCGTGCCGTTGCTGGAGAGCTATTACATTGCCGGAGGTGCTACCCATGCCGCTGAGTAACGTAGAACGCCAGGTGCTGGCGCTGATCTGCGACGAGCACCGCCAAACCCGCCGTGGGGCTAAGACCTCCATCGTTCACATCGGCATGAATGCCGCCAACAGCCAGCAGAAGGCACGTGTTATTGACGTGCTGACAGCGCTAAAGAAGCGCGGACTGGTTGTGTTTGGGGGCAATGAGGCGTGGATGCTGACCGCCCAGGGGGTAGGGGCGCTGCATGAAGCACAGCCGCCGCAAGAGGCTGAGCCTGTGTGCCATAAGTGCAAAGGGAAGCTCTGCGAAATGGAGGCAGAGCAATACGGCGACATCTGCAATGACTGCTTTAAGGACATGGAGCAGGCGCCAATCGCTGTTCAGTCAGATGGCCACCCCGCGCCGCCCTCGCCACTTCCTGTGGATGTCGCGCACCTTTTGACCAGCCCGCTCGCATCCACAGACCTGCTCAACCGCTGCGCCGCTATGAACGCCACGCTGATGGCGCAGGCAAAGCAGGCCCATGAGCAAGGCGATCCGGACGCGTGGCGGGATCTCCACTGGCTCATGGAAACGGCGCAGCAGCTAGTGACGCTAGGGGGTAAATCATGATGGATGGCATGACGTGGTACCTGCTCGGCGTTCTCTCGGGCGTCGTGCTGACGTTGGGCTGCGCAGTGTTGGCCTTTTGCCGCAGCGTAGAGGGGCTGAACGATCAGGGAGAGCAAAACGATGGATAACGCCCAAAAGGGAGGCCAGCAGGCCCGCCGCGCGGCGATGCTGTGCCAGAACCCGCGCTTTTGGCTGTATCTGGATCACCGTTGGCGCGCTAAGAACGCGCTTGAGTATCGGGAGTTTCCCGACGGTACGTTCAAAGCCGCTGGGGCCACACGGTGGCTACGCAAGGCGTGCGGCATCCAGAGCCGTGCAGAGTTGGACCATAACGAGCAGGCCCTCGAGATGCTGGAGCGCGTGATTGCCGATTACAGCAAATGGGAGCGCCAGCAGCGTTTAGATGATCGGTTAGTGGGGGGTGTGGTGTGCTGATTGCAACTGATAATAAGGCGAGTACTGAGCGTAAACCTATTGTGCCAAATCCAGCTATGTGGAGTGAAGCCATAGCAATGCTCTGCGAGCCCTGCCGTCACTTCCCTGGGTGCGATGTTGTGGAGGGCATGATTGAGATGAAAGAGGGTGGCGCATGGCCTGATGGTGGATGGGTGACCGATCCGGGAGCGGGTATTACCTGCTTAAGCTACGAGCCTCGTTCCGTTCGTTCGTTATCATCCAGTGAGCTAGATGAGGCGCTAAGAGACTCGGTGCCGATGTGCGGCGGGTGCGCAGCTCTTAAGGGAACTGACGCTAGCAAGGCGCTTCACACACAGCGTGATTTTAGCCAAGCCGTTAAGGATAGAGGGCGTTTCACCTGTCATAAGCCGGGGAGTGAGGGTAAGTCATGTGGCGGTTGGTGTAATGCTGTTTTGCGCCAGCGAGGCCAGCATGACTGAGAACGCACACCCGATAGAAGACCACGCCAAGGCGCTGGCAGACGATAACCGCTTTTGTGAATGGCTGGATGCTATTGATGCGCTGGATAGCGGCTGGCCTCACAGCCATTACACCGCCCGCCGCTGGATCGAGGAGCAGTGCGACGTGGAAAGCCTTGGACGCTTAGCCACTGACCCTGTAGCGGCAGCCTCTCTTCATCAAATCGCCCGTCGGTTTGCCGTGTGGGATAAAAACCAGGAGCTAGACCTATGACCGTTCGCGGACTACCTGCCTGCAAGCGACGCCCACGCAAGCCAAAGGCAGACGGCACACCTCGCAAGCGCCCTGTTGATTGGGAGGGGAACGAGCAGGCGGTGCTGATCCGCTGGCTGCTGGGCGAGAAGATACGCGGCCAGCCGGTCGGGGAGCTGTACGACGCCATCTATCACGTACCGAATGGGGGCCAGCGTAGCAAGAGCACCGGTGCGGCCATGAAGCGCCAGGGCGTTAAATCCGGCGTGAGCGATCTGGTGGTAATGGATGCTCGTGGGGGGTGGTTTGGGCTGTACATGGAATTCAAAGCCTCGCCGCCTCATACCGCCGCCCTGGCTGATAGCCAGCATGACTGGCTGGCGCTGGCAGAGGGGCGCGGTTACTGCGCAGTGCTGGCGGTGGGGCTGGAGGAGGCTAAGGCGGTGCTCAGGCGTTATGTGGAGTTGATGCCGACCTATCGCCATCATGATGAGCGGCCCGCAGTGGTCGGTACCGAGTGGAGGAAGGGCTAATGGGCATGGCATTGATGAAAGAGGTGAGTATGGCGCGCAACTATGAGCGTATGGGTATTCGTGATCTGCGAGAGCTGGCGCGTAGTAGTCACCCAGAGCATGACCCGGAAGCGGCACGCGTGTTTGTGGATCGTGTGCTGGATATGGAAGTGGAGCGCCTAACGTGGCACTGGCATGAAAACCCCGGTTATCAACCGTTCAGCTCTGCCGCGACCGTTGGAGAGCAACCCGGAGGCGGCACCGCTGCCACCGAGCCGTTGGCCATTGCCTATGAGCGTGGCTGCCGGATTCATTCCGGCCATGAGTTTGCGAGAGAGTGGCTAGAAAGCGCTCGCCTGCGTCCGCGTGCCCGCTTGGCGGTGCTGATCCGTGCTGCCAAGCTGTACCCGATGCCCACTCAGCAGAAAGCCCCATGGGCTAAGCCGTACGATTTTATCGCCCAGCACTTGCCGATCTATTCGCGCATGCTGCAAATGGGGTCGTTATCCACCATGGCAGAACTGACGCGGGTAGAGGTGGTGCGCGTAACGGAAAAAGAGACGTACCGGCGTAGCCGAAACGAGCATAAGAGCGTGCCGATCTTCAAGAATGGTCAGGCGCTCAAGGATGCGGCTAAGCCTGCCAGGGTGGCTCTATTGATGCTCGCTCAGCTTTGAAATACTAGATGTTGTATTAACTCCACGGCTGATCTACTATGTTTCTAGGCTGGCGCTCAATGTCGCTAGCCGCCACACATCATAAAGCCCTGCCGGTCACCCGGTGGGGCTTTTGCGTTTCTGTCGGTCCAGTAATTGAGGTTCAGCCATGTCGGCTCATTCTCCTACTCATTGGCTTGAGGAGGCGGAACTACTGCGCGTGGAGCCAGCACCGCCCAAAGACACGCGAGCAGGCAACGTAGCCGCTTTCCTCGACATGCTGGCCTATGCCGAAGGTACGCCGCGCTTCGGTTATGAGGATGGCTACGACGTAATTGTAGGCGGGAAGACGTTCGATAGTTACGACGATCACCCACGCCAGCTTATTTGGCTTCCTGCTTATGAAATCCACTCCAGCGCGGCAGGTCGTTACCAGTTTCTCACTCGCACCTGGGACGATCTCGCTAAGCGCTTTAATCTGCCCGACTTCACACCCGCCAACCAAGATCTAGGCGCGGTGCATCTCATTCGCCAATGTAAGGCGCTTTCCCTCATTCACGATGGCCGAATTCGTGAAGCTATTCATGCTTGCCGGAAGGTTTGGGCGAGCCTGCCAGGTGCTGGTTACGGCCAGCGTGAGCTAGCCACCGATGAACTGCTGCAGGTGTATGAAGCCAGCGGTGGGGTATCCATCGACTAACTGACGAGGCCCGCCCGAGAGGTGCGCCATGAGTTCCAGACGAAAAGAGAAACGCACCATGCCAAATCGCGACCCGAACAACTGGCAGTGGCTGCTTGAGTACATGCCGATCGCTTTGGTTTCTATCGTGACGTTTGCCATGGCGTTTGTGCGTGGTGTGCATGAGGGCGGCAGCTTCAAGCGCTCTTTGCTGGGGGCGGTGATGTGTACGCTCTTAGCAACGCCGCTGTTTCCTGTATTCCTGTGGATTGCTGAGTCACAAGGTTGGCCACCCATCATTGCGTTCCCGCCTTGCGTGTTTCTGGCGTTCCTGGGCACCGACTGGATGAGGGAAAAGGCCGACGGCCTCTATGAGGTCTTCCTGGGTTTTCTTCGGAAGTTGCTCAAATGATTGGCGCGCTTAAGAGTAGGGCGATGGGGTGGGCGCTGGGAGGCCTAGCGCTTGTGAGCGCCTACCTCTATTGGCAGCACGTCACTAGCCAGCGGGACGCCTACCAAGCTGAAGCCGAGCGCCAGCAAGCGCGGGCCGAGATCCTGCAGGAGCACCAGCAGTGGCAGCGCCAGCAGATTGAAACGCTCAACGCTGCCATGGCCGAGCGCGACCGAACGCTAACCATGATTGCTGACGACATGCGCGCCAGCACGGTGGCGCTTGAACGACTGGGAGAGACCGATGCTGAAGCGCGTGAGTGGCTGGATAGCGATAGGCCTAGCGTTATCACTGACTGGGTGCGCGAGCTCCAACGTTCAGCCGATGGAGATGCAGTGCCACGGGCTAACGGTACCCGCGCACCTAACCAGTGAGCTACCCGCGCCGCCGCTGATTCTGCAGGGCAATAAAGGGTTACTGCTCTTGCTGGCTGAGTACGAGGCGCTCCGGCGCCGGTTTAATGCTGATCGGGCGGCGGTGGGGAAAATTGTATATCCAGACAATTCGTATGACTGAATGCATTTTATTCTGGGGTTGGTAAGCCTTTTTGAGTCATGCAATTACGCCAAGCAGAGCCATCTGACCCCCCATCATGGTACGTCGACTCTACGTAAAGCATGCTCATGCTTCTACTATTGGTCCAGGTAGCTGTCCCGACTTGGTTTATATCAATGTCTGCATAGGGTATTGAGGAGAGCGTGTATGTCCCTGGTTCACCATTTGAAACAAAGTCCCTTGCTTCATTGGCAATTTCATTAGCGCAGGATGCCGATCCCTCGAAAATTTCTTCCATGCTGGGCAGTATTTCATCGTGTGCATCAGCATGTACTAGAGAGGATGCGCAAATAAATAGCAGAGGTAAAAGCTGAGTTTTCTTCATTAAAAGATCCTTATTTAGTGTTGCTATTACTCCATCGGCAATCATTTGGAATTCTTGATTTTTTACAATGGCTCGCCTTGCGAATCGTGGATTCTTATAGAGATACTTGACCAGGCCGCGGGTTCAGAGCGAAAAATTTTCAAATTCTCAGACGAATATCAGCTATGCCTTCCGCCCCACCACGCCCATGCCGCGCTCCAATGTGCGCCGGCAAAACCACGCATAAGCACGGCTATTGCGATAAGCACGCCGACCAAGCGGTTGCTTGGAAGAAGTCACCCAGCACAAAGCAGGAACGCGGTGGAAGGCCGTGGCGTCGCATTCGAGCACGCATCCTGCAGCGTGATAAAGGTCTCTGTCAGCCCTGCCTAGAGCGGGGTTTTTTTACGTCTGCAGTTGAGGTAGATCACATCGTTAATATCGCCTCAGGCGGCACGGATAGCGACGACAACCTGCAGGCGATATGCGGGCCGTGCCACAAGCTGAAGACGCAGCAGGAAGCACGCCGGGGGCGTGGCGCGGACGCCTGAGGGGGAGGGGGGGATCAAATCTCTACAGCCTTTCGTCAGCGGACACCGAAGCCTCCATTAAATTTTTATACCCGCGAAATTGAAAAATCAGGTCGGCGCGAGGAACTAGCAAATGACAAGAGGTCGCAAACCGAAACCGAGCCACCTGAAAGCGGTGCAAGGCAACGCTGGAAAGCGCGCCGTTAACCACGACGAACCCCAGGGCGAAGAACTCACCGAAGTGCCGCTGCCGCCTGATTGGCTAGACCCCATTGCCATTCAGATGTGGGAAAAGATCGGCCCCTGGCTGGTGAGCTCCAAAATTCTGACCGGCTCCGACATCGCCAACCTGGAAGCCTACTGCGCTGCCTATGCGCGGTGGCGAAAGGCGGAACAAGACATCGCCAAGAACGGCATCACGGTGATGGGCCTGAACTCTGAAGTGAAGAACCCCGCCTGCACCGTGGCGAACGAATCCCTAAAGCAGATGGTGACCTTTGGCAGTGCCTTGGGGCTTGACCCTTCCAGCCGTGCCCGTCTTGCGATACCAGGCGCGAAAGATGCCGGTAACCCATTCAAAGACCTCCTAGGCAAAAAACGATGAAACACCATGGCCAGTTACCCGAACGTCAACGCCGCGAACAAGTACGCTCGGGACGTAGTGGCCAAAAGGATTCCCGCGTGCAAGGAGGTCCGGCAGGCTTGCCAACGCCACCTGGACGATCTCAAGGCGCAGAAGTCCCGGTCTTATCCGTACCGATTCGACAAAGAAGAAGCTGAGCGTGTCTGTGAATTTGTTCAGCTATTACCTCACACAAAGGGTAAATGGGCTCGTGAACGTAAGCTGATCACGCTAGAGGCGTGGCAGCTCTTTATCTTCTGCTGCATTTTTGGCTGGTTGAGGAAGAAATCAGGGCTTCGCCGCTTCACGGAAGCGTATATCGAAGTCGGCCGCAAAAACGGCAAGTCGGTGATTGCCGCCGGCGTTGCCAATTACATGCTGTGTGCTGATGGTGAGTACGGGGCAGAGGTCTATTGTGGAGCCACCACAGAGAAGCAAGCTTGGGAAGTATTCCGGCCTGCCAGGCTAATGTTGGTCAAATCGCCTGCGTTGGTGAGTGCAGCGGGCATCGAGATCATGGCGAAGAACATCTCGATACCGGAAGACGGCAGCCGCCTAGAGCCGCTAATCGGCAACCCAGGCGACGGTAGCTCACCCTCCAGTGCGATAGTGGATGAGTACCACGAACACCAAACGCCGGATCTCTACGAAACCATGCTTACCGGCATGGGCGCCCGCGACCAACCGTTGATGTTCATCATCACCACCGCGGGCTTCAACATCGCAGGGCCCTGTTACGACAAGCGCGGCCAAGCCCAGCAAATGCTGGATGACGCGCTGCCCAACGATGAACTGTTCGCCATCATCTACACCATTGACGATGGCGACGACTGGAAAGACCCGGTGGTATTGCGCAAGGCAAATCCCAACTTCGGAATTTCCGTCAGTGAAGAGTTTCTGCTTAAAGCTCAGCGTGACGCTGTTCGCTACCCCAGCCGCCAGAATAGCTTCCTCACCAAGCACCTGAACGTGTGGGTTAGCGCCCGCACAGCTTGGTTGAACATGGCCAGTTGGCACGCCTTGGGGAATCCATCACTTAGCATTGACGACTTTATCGGCAAAGCCTGCTGGATGGGGGTGGATCTCGCCAGCAAAACTGACATCGCCAGTATCGCGCTGCTATTCCGCGATGAAGTGGCCGACAAGAAATGCCGCTTGAAAACGCGCTGGACAGTGTTTGTCCGCAACTATTTACCCGAAGGCGCAGTAGAGCGAGCCAGCAACAACAAGGCCGCCTATGAAACCTGGGTGAACAGCGGTGACCTGATCATCACCGATGGCGAAGAGCTCGACTTCGACGTGATACGCGAAGACATCAAAGACCTGGCAGGGCAGTTTGAGATTACCGAAATCGCTTACGACCCTTGGCGTGCCACGCAACTGGCACACCAGCTCATGGCCGACGGTGCCAGCATCATCGAATACCGCAACACCGTTCAGAACATGAGCCCCGCCATGCGAGAAATGGAAGCCGCTATCACCGGTGGGCGATTCCGCCATAGCAAAGACCCAGTGCTCACCTGGATGGCCAGTAACGTGGTGGCCAAGGCAGACGCCAAGGACAACATCTACCCACGAAAAGAAAAGCCCGACAACAAGATCGACGGAATCATCGCCATCCTAATGGCGCTTGGTCGCGCTGTGCTCACCGAAAACGACGAGCCAGAAGAATCCATCTACGACACCTCGGACGTAACATGCTGATCAATCTCATCACCTTCACAGTTGGCCTGCTGGGTGTCGGGCTGGTGGCCTTTGGCGCGTGGCTGATTCTGCCAGCGGCGGGCTATATCACCGCTGGCGCTTTCTGTCTGCTGTGGTCCTGGCTGGCAGCCAGCGCCGCTGCCCGGGCAACGCAGCCCGCCAAGCCCACTAACAACGAAGAGGAAAGCTAATGTTCTGGCCAAGCCTCTTCACGTCCGCCGCCAGTGGCAGCGGGCGCAAAAGCCAAAACTGGACCGGCTGGGTAAGTTCAACCCGCAGCCGCCAAAGCGCCGCAGGCACCATGGTGAATACCGAGAACGCCCTAGGCGTTAGCGCCCTGCGTGCCTGCGTCACGCTGCTAGCGGAATCGGTCGCCCAACTGCCCTGCGAGCTCTACCGCCGGGACGCCCAAGGTGGCCGAGACCGCGCCACGGATCACCCGCTGTACGACGTGATCCACAGCCAGCCCAACCAGAAAGACACCAGCTTCGAGTATTACGAGCAGGGCATGGGCAGCCTGACGCTGGAAGGAAATGAGTTCTCGTTGATCGAGCGCGATGGGTCAGGGTTCCCGACGGAACTGATCCCCGTACATCCAAAGAAAATACGCGTGCTGAAAGGCCCCGATGGCCTGCCGTATTACCAGCTGCTGGACTACAAAGACCAGATCCTGCCGATGCGCTCGGTGCACCACGTAAAGGGCTTCTCGCTGGATGGCTATGTGGGCGTCTCGCCCATTGCTACTAACGCGGACACCATCGGCCTAGCGATGGCCACCGAGCAGCACGCCTCGGCGGTTTTTCAGCGTGGTGCCACCATGGCTGGGGTGATTGAGCGGCCTCATGAAGCAGCCCCAATTAAGGATCAAGCGAAAGTAGACCGACTTTTAGAAAAGTTCACTGAGCGCCACGGCGGTGGCTTGCGTAACGCCTTTTCTGTTGCGCTGCTGCAAGAGGGCATGCAGTACAAACAGCTGGCGATGGATAACGAAAAGGCCCAACTGCTGGAGTCACGCAACTTCGGCGTGGTGGAGATCTGCCGCCTGTATCGTGTTGCGCCCAACATGATCCAGCACCTGGACAAAGCCACGTTCAACAACATCGAGCACCTGGGCCTACAGTTCGTCATCTACACCCTGATGCCGTGGATCAAGCGCAAAGAGGCCGCCATGATGCGCGACCTCCTGCTGCCGGAAGAGCGGAAGAACCTTTACATCGAGTTCAACGTCTCCGGTCTGTTGCGCGGTGATCAGAAATCACGCTTCGAGGCCTACGCCATTGCCCGTCAGTGGGGCTGGCTCAGCGTCAACGATATTCGTCGCCTGGAAAACATGCCGCCCATCCCCGCCGGTGACCGATACCTGACCCCCATGAACATGATCGACTCCCAGCAGCTGCAGGGCTCGCTCAACGCCACGCCCCAACAAATGAAAGAAATCGAGGGAATACTCGCATGCACGCAATGATCAACTACCCGCACATCGCGTCGATGGTGTTCAACACACCGCTCTACGCCACCCCCACGCTGGTGCAGGCAGTACGCAACGTGCTGGAGCCTCGCTTGCTGGGGCGAACCAATGAAATGCCCCAAGGGCTCGGCATGGAGTCCGGCACCGGCGAAGAGCGCGAAATGCAGCGCCTGAACGTGGTGGGCCGCATTGCCGTCATTCCCGTTCATGGCGTGCTGGTCGCACGGCGTGGACACATTACCGCCGCCTGCGAAGAGCTGCTTTCCTACGAGAAGCTGCGTAGTCAAATCAGCGCCGCGCTCAAGCATGAGCATGTCGAAGAGATCTTTCTCGACTTTCACACCGGTGGTGGCCACGCCATGGGCTGCAAAGAGCTGGCCGACTTCATCCGAGCCAGCACCGCCATGAAGCCCATCACCGCGCTGGTCAACTTTGCCGCCTACTCAGCGGGATACTACCTAGCAGCGGCGTGCTCTCGCATCATCGCCAGCCCCACGGCAGGAGTAGGCTCCATCGGCGTGATTATCGAGACCTACGAAGTCAGCCGTTGGGAAAACGAGATGGGCATCACCTTCAACACCTACTTTCGAGGCGACCACAAAAACAACGGCTCCCCCCATGAGCCGATCACCGACCAAGCCGTGCAGGAGATCAACGGCATGCTGGATGCCAGTTACGCCCAGTTCACCGAGTCGGTAGCAGGGTTCCGGGGCATGGAAGTCGGCGCGGTCATCGACACCCAGGCGCGGCTCTACCGTCCGCAAGAAGCGCTGAGCATCAACCTGATTGACGAGATTGCCCCCGCGCAAGACGCCATTAACGCCGCTGCCGAGCGCTACAGCCGCAGCACCACGCCAAGCCCCACACGAAACAGCCGAAGCATTCGCGCACAAGCGCGAGCGCTCGACACCCGCTGTCAGCTCTAGCCACGCGGCGGAGCGACACCACGGCGGCCAAGGGGCCGCCTTTTTTGTGAATCAACGAAGAGGAAACACCCCATGGGCATTGAAGAACTCCGCCGCAAACGCGCCGAGATCAACGCCGCTGTGCAGGCACTGGCCGCTATCGAGATGGAAGCGGGCGAGCTGAACGAAGAGCAAATGGCCGAGTTTGAAAAGCTCGCCGCTGAATTTGACCAGATCTCCGCCAAGCTATCGCGGGCTGAAAACGTCGAACGCATGAACGCCGTCGCCGCCACACCGGCACCCTCGTTTGGCGATGGCCGTGCACCTGCCGTGCACACCAAGCCAGAGCTGAAACAGTACACCGGTGCCAAGGTGGCCCGTATGGCCATGGCGGTCGCGGCAGGCAAGGGCGATATGCAGCTGGCCTCCAAGTTTGCCAGCGGTGAGATTGGCGATGCTGACGTAGCCATGGCCATCGAAACCAGCGCCAATTCCGGCGGATCGCTGGTGCCAGAGAACATGCATAACGAAGTCATTGAATTGCTTCGCCCAAAAACCATCGTTCGTGCTCTGGGTGCGCGTTCCATGCCACTGCCTAACGGTAACCTGAGCATCCCGCGCATGGCGTCTGGCGCAACGTCCAGCTACGTGGGCGAAGGCTCCGATGTACTGGCGACCGAAGCCAACACTGACGACGTAAAACTGAACGCCAAAACCATGATCACGCTGGTGCCCATGAGCAACCAGTTGATTGGGCGTGCAGGGTTTCAGGTAGAGCAGATCTTCCTGAATGACATGCTCGCCAGCATGGCCGTTCGTGAAGACAAAGGCTTCCTGCGTGATGACGGCACCAACGACACGCCCACGGGCTTCCGCGCCGTGTGCGTAGCGGAAGGCCGCGTGGTGCCGTGGTCAGGCACCGATGATCTTCAGACCATTGATGCCTACCTCGATAGCCTCATGCTAAAGCTGATGGAAAGCGACAGCCTGTTGATTGAGCCAGGCTGGGGCTTGTCACCACGTAGCTATATGAAGCTGTTCGGTATGCGCGACGGAAACGGCAACAAGGTGTACCCCGAAATGTCCCAAGGCCAGTTGAAGGGTTACCCAATCCGCCACACCACCACTATTCCGGTGAACCTGGATACATCGGGTAGCCTGAACAACAACGAAACTGAAATCTACTTCGCGGACTTCAATGATGTAGTGATCGGCGACAGCGATGTGATGACCATCGACTTCAGCCGTGAAGCGACCTACAAGGACGGTAGCGGCCAGCTGGTATCCGCATATAGCCGTAACCAATCGCTGTTGCGCGTGGTGAAGGAACATGACATTGCCTTCCGCCACCCAGAAGGCCTGGTGCTGGGTACCGAAGTCACTTGGTAAGGCTTTCTTGTTCACAGAACAGCTAAGCCATAGCCGAAGGCCTGCCATGCGCAGGCCTTCGTTATTACCCCCCTTTTTTATGACAGGAGCCACCCATGGCCGCCACCAAACAACCTGCTGAAAAGCTGATCACCATGGTATTTCTCAAGCCCTACGGCCGTTACTCCCGTGACGATCGCGCTGGCTTCCCGGCAGATAAAGCCAAGCAGCTCGAGGAGCGCAAAATCGCCATCCCTTCCGACAAGGCCAAAGAAGCCGCAGCAGCGAAAGCCGCTGGCGCTGATAAAGCTGCGAAAGGCACCGAAGGCGCGGACAAGGTTTAACCGATCCCCGTTTGAATCACTGCCGCCTACGGGTGGCAGTGTTGTTTTCACCCCCAGAGAGACCCTGAATGCTCACGCTCACCCGCGCCAAGCTGCACTTACGGCTAGCCACCACGGCAGAAGAAGCCCAGACCTACACCGATGAAGACGCGATCATTCAAGGCCTCATTGATTCTGCCTACCGGCACGCCGAGCACTACACCCAAGCCGCGCTGCTCAGCCGCACAGAAACCCTAGTGCTGGATGCCTTCCCGGTCGGCAGTGGCAAGATAGAACTCCCGTGGGCCCCGGTAGTCGCCATCGAATCGCTGGAGTACATCGACCCTGATGGCAACGGCCAACCCCTCGATGCCCAAGCGCTACGGCTCGACACACGGCCCATTTACCCAACGCTAGCGCCGCAATGGGGCACCGAATGGCCACGCACCACCGACGAGCCCGAGTGCATCACCATCACCGCCACCGTGGGCTACGCGCAAACGCCGCCCGATATAGAAGTGGCGCTGCTGCTGCTGCTGATCGGGCACTGGTACGAAAACCGCGAAAGCGTTTCTTCCAGCGGTCACCAAGAGGTGCCCATGGGCGTGGATATGCTGTTGGCGCCTCATCGAATCCACGCCGTGGGGTGAGCAATGCAGATCGGGAAAAAGCGGGAACAGGTCACCCTCGAATGGTGGCAAAAAGGGCAACGCACCGACTCAGGCGCGACGCCGGAAGGCTGGCAAGCAGGCGGCAAGGTATGGGCAGAGGTCGAACAGCTGCGCGGCCGCACGCTCTTCGCAGCGCAGGAAGCCAGCGCCGAAACCACCGCCCGCATCCGCATGAGGTACCGGGCAGACATCGCCGCTGCCACCGGCAAAACCCTACGCCTGCGCCATGGCGAGACGACCTACCAGCTAGAAGGCAGGCCAATCGATCTAGGCGGCAAGCGCGTCGAACTGGAGTTGATGTGTCATGAGCTCGTTTGATTGGCAGGTAAGAGGTGTTCACCTGCAAGACATGCAGCGTGAGCTAAAGGCGCTAGAAGACAACATCAAAGAGCGCGCCATCCGGGCGGGCTTGGTGTCGGTCGTCGCGCCCGTCAAGCGCACCGCTAAAAGCCTCGCCCCGGCAGACAGCGGCGACATGGCCCGGGCGATTGGTCACCGCAACATCAACAAACGCCAGCGCAGCCGTTTGGGCTTCAAAGCGGGCGAAATTGGCATTCTGGTAGGCACGAATCGCCGCATTAACGGCCGCTGGCAGGGCCGCAAAGGCCTATGGCAAGAGCACGGCACCGAGCGCATGGACGCCAACCCCTTCCTATGGCCCGCCATGCAGCAGCACCAAAGCGGCGTACCCGGGCGTTTTTACGAAGGGCTTGCCAAATACCTAGACCGCCAGCGTAGCAAAGGGGCTATCGCATGATTGACCGCATGATCACCGCACTGACGGGCGCAGGCATCACCGCCGCCCCAAGTAGCGATGCCGACCCCAGCCGTGCGGATACCGTGCCCGGGCTGGTCACGCTGGTGGACCCGGTCGTGAACAGCCACCTATGGCCGCTCAACCTGCCAGCGGATGCCCCCGCAACCAACGGCGTTTACAACCTGGCAGGGCAGAGCAGCATTGAGGTAGACGGTTACCGGTTGGGGCGCGTGGATACCTATGTGTTAAGCCTACGCTCGCCCACGTTCGACCCGCTACGCACCATGAGCGCTCAGCTCATCGAGCGCGTGGCAGCACAAAGCGGCAGCGAAGCATGGGAGATCACCGACGCCGCCACGGATTACGAGTTCGACCAGAACCAATACCGCGCCCACTTCGAGCTGCAGGCCACCAGCCTAGCCATGGCCGCCCCGGAGTTGCCCGCCGCGTTTGTCCATCCGGTACAAGCCGACGCCACCCCCAACGGCCTTGGCACCATGAACGTGCGCCAAACCGTCACCGAGCATATCGCCGTGGTGCTGGTGGCCGAACAGGCCGAAGTCGACGCCCAGCGCCGCGCCATTGAAGCGGCACTGCTGGGTTTAGAGAACCCGGCCGATGCCGTCGCCCCGCTGGAATACGCAGGCGGGCAGCGCGTTGCCGTCTCCGGCAGCCACGTCTACTGGCGTGAGCTCTACCGCTACGACCGCCTCATTCGTAGCTAACCCAACCACCACCCAACACCCCGCCGCGTGCGGGTTTTTTTATGCCTGGAGGAAGCCCCATGCCCAATGCAGGAGGCCGCTACGAGATCCGTGGCGGCAAGCGCGTGCTCGTGCACAACACCCAGCCCGCGCCCGCTAAGCCCGTCACGGCGGCAACGAAGCAACCCGCCGCCCCGGTGAAAACCGATGCAGCACCCAAGCCCGCTAAGGCAGCGGCCAAGCAAGAGGTAGATACCAATGAGTAAGCAATGGCGACGCCGCCTAGCCGTAGTGGCCGTAGAAACCCAGTACGGCGTAGCGCCTGACCCCGCCACCGCCACCATTCTAGAAGTGGTCATGCTGGATGCGGGCAACCCCTACGCAGGCAACACCGTCGAGCGTGAGCGCATGCGCTACGGGTTCGGTGGGTTTGAGCAAATCAATACCGGCCCCAACGTAGAACGCCAAATTCGCGTGCCGTTCTCCGGTTCCGGTACCGCTGGCGAACCGCCCGCGTACTCGCCGCTGTTGCGGGCCTGTGCGCTGTCGGAAACCATCGATAATACCGTTGATAGCGAAAGCGTCACCTACCAGCCCGTTTCTCAGGGCATGGATAGCGTGACGATCTGGTGGTATGAAGACGGCCAAGTGCAGGAAATTCGCGGCGCACGCGGTACCTACGAAATCGGCGCGGATGCCCAAAGCCTACCGTACTGGCAGTTCAACCTCACCGGCCTTTACAGCCGCCCCGAAAACGCCCCCACTGTGCAGGGCGCAGAAAGCACGATTGCCGGAGAAGTGCCGATCAACAAACAGAACAGCACGTTCTCCATGTTCGGCTACCCAGCCCGCCTGCAAGCGTTTAGCCAAAACGCAGGCAATCAGGTGGAATACCGCAACCTCGTCGGCTACGAAGGCGTTCACATTACTGACCGCCGCGTAACGGGCAACATCACCATCGAAGCCCCCGCGCTGGCCGACTTCAACGCCTTCGAGAAAGTTGAAAGTCACCAGCTGGTAACCCTGGGTGAAGTCACACTGACCCACGGCACAGCTCCCGGCAACATCATCAAAGCCGAAGGGTTGCAGGCGCAGGCGGCCAACATCACGCCCAGCGACAACCAAGGCATCATGCACTACGGCATGGAAATCCGTTACCTGCCCACCGGCAGCAACGACGACGACGTGAAATACGTCTTCACCTAACCCAACCAACCAACCAACCAACCAGCCACACCACGCCGTCCACTGGGCGGCGTGTTTGTTGTACCCCTACCCATTTCAAGGAAAACACCATGTCATTAGTGCTGAAAAAGATCCCCACCACCACCGTGGATGTCCCTGTTCAAGTGCCGGGCGAAGAGAAGCCCGCCACCATCCAAGCGACGTGGAAGCTGCACGACTGGGATACCTACCGCGCCACGGTCGAAGCGCAGCAGAAGGGCGAGAAACACGACGAAGAGTTGCTCGGCGATCTGGAAAGCGTGAGCGGCATCAAGGACGAAAACGGCAACGACATGCCGTTCAACAAAGAGCTGGTCGAACAGCTTATGCAGGCCACCTACATTCGCCGCCCGCTGATTCTCAGCTGGTTCGCTGCCCAAGAAGGCCGCAGCCAGGCCGCTGCAAAAAACTAACCGGCGCTGGCCGGTGGTGGGCGGGTGCCCGCTCGATCAAGGACCACACCGAGGAAGACGCCAAGGCGTGGGGCATCACGCGTAGTAAGCCCCGCGCTACCGCGCCGGAAACCTATGGCGTGTGGGAAGAACACTGGCCAGCGCTAGAGCTATTTCTCGCCATGCGCACCCAGTGGCGCGTGGTGGCGGGCATGGGCGGTGCCCACCACCAGGGCATCGATTACACCGCTCTCTACGGCCACCCCAAATTTGCACGGCTCGGGTTTGACGAGCAAGACGCGCTGCTGGCGCAGATCCAGCACATCGAAGCGGGTGCGCTGGATGCCCTGAACGATAACCCGATAGATGAAAGTGAAGAGCGGCAGCAAACAACGCAGGCCATTGAAGCCCATCACCAGTTACAGGTAGCCGCGCTTTTACAGCACTACGAAACAAGCATCACGCCCTAGCGCCCGCTGGGGCTTTTTTATGCGCCATGCCCGGCGCAATCAACCCACAGAGCCTTATCAGAAAGAGCCCCGGAGAGCGCTAGTTGTTCTCTGTGGGACTGGTGTTTCTGGGCAACGGGGCTCTTTACTAATGAGGCGACACAATGGATCGCACTATCAGCGAAGCTGAATACCAACACATGGTCTCGGCAAATAATGGCGAGGCTGTAACCACATCGATGCGGGTGGCCGAGTATTTTGGAAAGCGCCATAAAGATGTGCTTCGAAAGATAAAAACCATGCAATGCTCTCAAGAATTCAACGAGCGCAATTTTGCGCCCGTTGAATATATCGATTCAAAAGGGCAGCGGCGGCCTATGTATCAGATGACAAAGGATGGCTTCATTTTTCTAGCCTTCAGCTTTACGGGTGCAAAAGCTGACGCCATTAAAGAAGCCTACATCAACGCTTTCAACTGGATGGCCGAGCGCTTGCGCACTTACGACCACCTTCGCAACGAACTGATGGCCATGTACAAGGCAGGGCAGCAGTCAGCCAGCTTTTACGGCCGCGGGCTTTGCGGTTGGAAATATGAAAAACGGGTTTTAGAAGGGCGGCTTGATTACTTGGCAGTAGAGGGGCAGCGAACGCTACCCCTGTAAACCCAAACAGGCCCACCGCACCCCCCTTGGGAAGGGCCCTTAACACCACAACCCTCAAGGGGACTGCATTGGGAGTATTTCAAGACATAACGCACACCTGATCGCAGGCGAGCCTAGTCGGCCTGAGCGCCATAGGTTGTGGTGATTAGGGCAAACTGAGTTTCTTGCTGGATCACTATATCTCACGTATTCTTTGCGAATGACACTGTATATAACCTTTTTTCTTGGTGCCTCGCGATGAACACACAGCCAGCAGAAGCGCTTGATTGCCTTAATAATAAGGTCGTTGGCTGTGCGCTTGCGGGTGAGAAAGGCGATGACATGCAGTATTATCGTTTCATCCGCGAGGCTCAAAGTATTGCGCCGGGCACCATCCTGAACGACACAGCACTCATATTAGTCAGCGGCGCTTTCAACCGCTTCGATGACGCGGACAAGTTCATATCTCGTGCGCAACAGTGGTCCTCTGTTTCTGCAAAAAATGCATACGAACTATCCCTAGCATGCGTATTTGCTTGGCGACCAGAAGTAGCGCTCGATTATATGAGGCATGCCGCAGATAAAGAGGCAGGCAACCTAAGGTATTTGAAGGGTTACTACAAGTTCGCGATGCAAGTGTGTGCAACTGAGTCAATGCAAGATGCATTGGTTAGGGCTGATCGTGTTGGTGTGCAATTGGAGTCCCCTGCTAGCCAGGGTATGCAGAGCGTTGCCCAAAAATTGCAATCGTTATCAATCTGCGAAAAGAGTGTGATTCGGTATATTCAAGAAGCGGCTAATGTTGTTAAGAGTCACTTTGAAAAGCAGCCTTTTAGTCTTCTTGTAACGCATCCTCGATTGGTCATGGATCATGACTCTGGTGAGAGCGAGATACTATTCGATTTCGTATTACACGCCTCGCCAGAGAAAGGCGCCCAAATCGAATGGGACTTAGCTTTTGCAGAGATGCCGCATGTTAGTGATCATGTTCGTGACAATATACAACTGGGAGTGCATCTCGTTGATGAATTTGAAGATATGGAAATCAAGCCGGAGGTAATCTCTTGATTCCAGATCAATTTAACGATGTTGCAATTGAGCTAATCAAGAACGAGGGATGTGAAGCTTCTATCCGTTCTTCTGCAAGCAGGTGCTACTACTCAGCGTTCTTGCAAGCAAGATCACTTACAGATGATGTAGTTCTCCCAGATGATTTCGAGGGTGGATCTCATCAAGTAGTTAGCGAAAAAGTGAAGCGGAAGTTTGGCCCTCCTTACGCTCGACTTTTAAAGTCGATGAAAAAAGTTAGAAATGCAGCTGACTATGACATTGATGACCTCTTCTCTAAAGCCGAGGCTCAAAAGGTCATGCAACTGAGGCGGCAGTTTCTAAACGCCATTGATAAGTAACCCCGCCCCGGCGGGGGTTTTTGTGGGCGCAAAGCAGCCCTGGCAAATAGAGAAATAGCAACACACCAAGCCCTGGCAACCGCCGGGGCTTTTTTATACCCAAAAACGACGAAACCCCGCTGAGGGGCAACTCAGCGGGGCTTCTAATCAATTCCCCATGAAGCAGCATGGAGACGATGTATGGAACATCTTAGCAGGGTTGTGGAGGCTTTTCACAAAATGACAGACAGCAAACATGCAAGGCGCCTAGCAGTCTGTCGGACTTGAGGTTAATGGATGAGCTGAGGCGTGGGTTCTTCACCCCCCCCTGTGTTGGTGTTGGTGTTGGTGCTGTTGTGTGGCTCTTAACCTGCCCCTCAGCTTCTGCAAGGCGGTTCTGACGCCTTGCCTGCTGGCCGGTTGGGCGCGGCGAGCCCTCAGCCCGCCG